TACTATTCCTGGATCAGGAGAAATATGTAAAACTCTTATATTTTCGAATGTGGTTTTTTTGTTTAAATATCCATACTTTTCTAATGTGGAATAAAGCAATCTATGCCTAGACTCACTTCCACAATTTTCACACATTTTTTGTTGAAATTTTTTCTCACCACAAATATTACATGACGATTCATTCTTTATACTCACTATTTACCCTTTCGCCGTCAATGCAAATTTCACCTTTAAAAACATAAACATTTGAATCAACTCGTATTTGTTCAAATACTTGATTGTTTACACATTTATAGGGGTCTTTGTAATTCATAAAATAATAGTATGCACCGTAACCAATGCCTGCTAGTACAAGCAGTATAGGAATTATTTTGATATATTTTGATAACTCTGGCAAAGCCGAGAGTATTTGTGGTAGAAATTTAAGTAAATCTTTCATTGGTAGTTTGCTACAAAAGATTCATAAAGGTTTAAACCGTAGAGCTCTGCCTCGATTTCCCAAGGTTTGTTTTCGTATACAATATTTTTAGAAACTTTTTTGCCTCGCCATCTTGTCATCGGTTCATTTAAATATCCCAACGAATATTGTTTTACGTGAACCATTTCATGCGCCAAGGTTTTTAGTTTATCATCTATACTCAAACAACGGTTTACTTCAATGATAAAAGAATCTGGTTTACCTTTAAGGTTATAATTATCTATATAGACTAGACCAAAAACATCTAGATTTTTGTACCGAATTGTAAGTTCTAATTGAGCGATTCTCGCAGGCGTAAACAGCAACTCGGCAAAATGATCAATTGCCAAGAGGTGTTTTTTCGGTACTTTTCCATTGATAATCATACGTCATTGTAACACGGAAAAATGTGTTTGTCAAGCTCACCACTTTTCTGCCCGAGACCACGATGAATCATAATCTAGATTATAATCGGTTACATCAGGAATGTCAACAGCAAAATCATCTACCGAAATTTCTCTCCAATCTTCACCTTTATTCATTGCCGTAACCATGCGGCGAGATTTTTCTTGGGTAGCAATACCTTCTGGTGTTTGGTGATATTCGATGAGTTTTTTGCGGCGAACTTTTTTATCTTCTTCAGTATGCTCACGAACATTGCCGCAAGACCTTGAGCAAAAGGGACCACGTTTCGTATGAGTAGTGCCGCAGCGAGGACAATCTTTTTCTTTTGCCATAAAAATACCCAGACTAAGCTGGGTTTTCGTTACCTTGTAATAATATACTAGGATCTTTTTCACAAAGGAAGTTTATATACTTGACGGCATCATTTTCGTTTTCAAAGTACCGAATGATGGTTTGACAAGTGTAAGCAGAAATAAAAATGAGTAGTACACTTTCATCTTTAGAGATGGAGAATTTAATGTACCACCCATTTCGTTCTACTGGTGACCAAAATTTTAAATCACTTTTTACTTGATTGAACTTTACCTGGTTCAAAGTCAATGGCTTCTTTTGCATAGTTTCCTAATCCTACTACAAATTTTTCAGACTCTTTGGTATATGTAGTAAAAAAGGAATATGTAGCATGGTCAAAAGCTTTATTGTATGACTTGAAACCTTCAACTTTAAGGTCAATGAAGGCCTTCATAAAATCTTTTTGACGCTCTGCAACTTCATTGAAAGTCGGTACTGGTGGGAATGTATAAAACATTTTAGTTTCTCCTGTAATTTGAATAATATTGGATCCAATGTTCTACGTCAGCCGTAGATTTTGGATTTTTAGACTCAATAAATACTTCTATCTCCGATTTATGATCCGGTGTTAGAAAATCGATTAATTTTTGTAAGCAACTCATAAAAACTCCTGTACAAGTATATATCCAATCCTATGTTGCAAGAGCACATTTTTTACGGTAATTAGTTTGACTAAATAGTGTATAAATTCAAGAGGTACCCATGCCAAACACAAAAGTAAAATCGCATAATCTTGCAAACACCGCAGTCACAGCAGGTTCTTATGGCGGGGATGGAAATGCAGCGGCTATTACTGTCGATGCACAAGGTCGAATCACAGCAGCATCAAATGTTGCGGTAAGTGGCGGCGGTAGTGCAGAATCTTCAATACCAACAATGTTAATGTTATCGGGAATGTAAAATGCCACAAACCTTCAAAGTACTAGGACAATCAAATCCAACAGCATTTACAAATACAACTTTGTATACTGTACCAGCAGCGACTCAAGCGGTTATATCAACAATTACAATTGCAAATGCCAATACTTCCGCAAATGCAAATTATAGTATTGCGGTACGCCCAGCCGGAGAAGCTATTGCTGCAAAACACTATATTACAAACAACAATGTGGTTCAATCGGTGGATAGTATCGCATTGACTTTGGGATTGACTTTGGGAAATACTGATGTGGTTACTGTTTATACTTCATCATCTAATGTTTCATTTGGTATTTTTGGATCAGAGATAACGTAATATGGCGATCAAGTCATTTGTAGAACAAAATATTAGATCACAAAGATTTAATAGAAGAGACACCTCGAATCCTTCGCGCAACGTAACTACTCCCACGGTCGAGTATTTGGTAGTTGCGGGTGGCGGTGGTGGTGGATACGGATCATCCTCTGGAGGTGGTGGAGCTGGAGGACTTTTAACAGCAACTAATTTTTCTATAACCAAAGGTTCTTCTTTAACTGTTACTGTTGGCGCGGGTGGTAATGGAGGCACCACGGCCAGTGGATCTAAAGGTTCTAACTCAGTTTTTAGTAGCGTCACTGCTATAGGAGGAGGTTTTGGATCTTATAATGGTGCTAGTGGTGGTACCGGTGGATCAGGCGGCGGCGGTGGATTGAGTACGTTTACTGGCGGAGGCGCAGGTGGCACCGTGCAAAGTTCCGGCCAAGGAAATGCCGGCGGTGCAGCAACTGGTGATGGTTCTACTAGATTTTCATCCGGTGGAGGTGGAGGAGCAGGAGGTAACGGACAAACATGGACAACAGGTGTAACTGTCGCCTCTGATGGAGGATTAGCACTTCAATCATCAATATCTGGAACTTTAACATATTATGCCGGCGGCGGTGGCTCAGGACAAGACACTCGAGCAACAGCTCTGACTAGGGCTGGATACGGAGGAGGAACTACTACAACTTCTCAAAAAGGAGGAGCGGGTGATGGAGGTACTAATGGAAGCGCAGGGCAAAGTGGATCTACAAACACCGGCGGTGGCGGCGCCAGCGGTTCTTATAGTCCTGGAGGCACTGGAAATGGAGGCGCAGGAGGTTCCGGAATTGTAATTATAAGATATACTTCAAATTTTCTGGATGCTGCTTCGACCACAGGATCTCCAACACTAACAATTTCTGGTGGATTTAAAATTTATACTTTCACAGGTTCAGGTTCAATTACTTTCTAATCACGAAAAATAAAAAGAAAAAGATATGCCATTAACACAACTAACAGGCGGATTAATTGAACCAGGATCAATTCAACAGTCCGATTTAAGTACAGAAGTAGCAGCAAACATATCTTCTGCTTTTGCTGCGGCTAACTCCGCAGCATCTTACGCCAATCAGGCATTTTCTGCGGCGAATACAGCATCATCGGGTAGCATAGATAGTTACGCTAGAGATACAGCGAATAGTGCCGCTTTTTATGCTAATAGTGCATTTAACGAAGCGAATTCGGCCTTCAATAAAGCCAATACTTCTGTTATAGCAGGTAGTTATGCAAACTCAGCATACAGTCAGGCCAACAATGCAACTACAAATGCTGGAGTGGCAGACACTAAAGCTGTAAATGCGGGATCATATGCTAACTCTGCGTATAGTCAAGCTAATACCGCCACAACAAATGCATCTACAGCTGATGGTAAAGCAGTAACAGCTGGTAACTATGCGAATACAGCATACAGTCAAGCAAACACCGCAACTATTAATGCTGCAACAGCCGATAGTAAAGCAGTAAGTGCTGGAGAATATGCTAATACTGCCTTTGGTCAAGCCAATACGGCCGTAACCAATGCTGCTACAGCTGATGATAAAGCTGTAAGTACTGCATCATATTCTAATTCAGCATTTGGTGCCGCTAATAGTGGTTCATCTTATGCCAATTCAGCATATACTCAAGCTAATACAGCAACAACAAATTCAACTACAGCTGATCAAAAGGCCACAAGTGCTGGAGAATACGCTAACTCAGCCTATGGTCAATCTAATACCGCAATCACTAATGCATCTACCGCTGATGGTAAGGCTGTAACAGCTGGCATTTATGCCAACGCTGCCTTCAGTGAGGCCAACACTGTTGATTCTAAAGCAGTAACAGCTGGTAACTATGCCAACTCGGCATTTGGTGTTGCGAACACTGCAACTACAAATGCTGCGACTGCCGACAGCAAAGCAGTATCATCCGGAGTTTATGCTAACAGTGCTTATGGTGCTGCTAACACAGTAGATTCTAAAATTATTGATGTTGGTGGTTATGCTAACTCAGCATACACTCAAGCAAATACCGCAGATAGTAAAGCAGTAACATCTGGTAACTATGCTAACTCAGCATATACTCAAGCAAATACATCTGACAGTAAAGCGGTAAGTGCTGGTAGTTATGCTAACTCAGCTTACACACAAGCAAATACAGCAACTACAAATGCAGCAACTGCCGACAGTAAAGCTGTAAGTGCAGGATCATATGCTAATTCGTCCTTTAGTGTGGCTAATACAGCAACTACAAATGCTGCTACAGCTGATGGTAAAGCTGTTGATGCAGGACAATATGCTAACTCTGCTTATACTCAAGCAAACACTGCAACTACAAATGCTGCTACAGCTGATGGTAAAGCAGTAACAGCTGGCAGTTATGCTAATGCAGCGTTTGGTATTGCCAACACAGCAGATGTCAATTCTATTTCTGCTGGTAACTATGCTAATGCTGCTTTTGCTGTGGCCAATAGTGGTATTACCGATTCTTGGGCTAGAGATACTGCAAACGCTGCATCTAGTTATGCCAATTCAGGATTTTATACTGCTAATAGTTCTGGTCTTTATGCTAATGCAGCATTTGCGGCCGCAAATACAGGAGTGCCAGATACTTTAGCTAGAGATACTGCTAATGCGGCATCAAGTTATGCCAATTCTTCTTTTAATACAGCGAATACTGCTGACAGTAAAGCAGTGAGTGCTGGTAGTTATGCTAACTCAGCTTTTGGTGCAGCAAACACAACAGCAATTTACGCAAACGCTGCATTTGCTGATGCCAACACCAAATTTAGTTCATCGGGCGGCACAATCTCTGGTAACGTTACTATCCTCTATGATCTTAGTGTCTTAGGAAATGTTAGTTTTACAGGAAATGTTACTTCTGTAACTGTCACTGGTAATAGTGGTCAATTTTTTGGTGAAGCGAACGGGCATAACGCATTATATGCTGGTATTCCTGTTGGATATGACTATCAGCCACATACAGTATTTCAAGCATCAACAAATGAGGATAATTACTCTCAAATAAACATTCAAAACATTAATCCTGGAAATAACGCATCATCTGATTATGTTGCTACGGCCGATAACGGTACTGAAAATGATACTTATATTGACATGGGTATTGCTAGTAGTCTGCATGCCGATCCTGAATTTACGTTAGTTGGTCCAAATGATGGTTACTTGTATGTGTCTGGCAATACAGTCACGGGCGGTGGTGGCCTTGTAATTGGTACACTTTTAGAAAATGATGTCATATTTACTGCTGGTGGCATGAATGAAGAAAATGAACAAATGCGTATCATTGGTTCAAGCAATACGATTAACATTCGTTCTAATGTAGATTCAAGTATCGCAAAGAGTGTTTTATTGGGACCAATTGCAAACCTTCATATTACAGGTGGTTCAAATGATGATTATATTAGAACCGATGGTTCAGGTAATCTGACATTTGCAAATTTAACTTCCGCAAATGTAATTAAAGTTTTATATGATACAGCTAACACTACTAGTCAAACAGCTGTAAGTTCTAGTTCATATGCAAATGGCGCTTTTGCTGCAGCTAATACAGCAGACCAAAAAGCTGTAACGGCTGGAACATACGCCAATGCGGCATTTGCAGCCGCTAATACAGGCGCCAGTAGTTCAGACCAATATGCTAGAGACACTGCTAATGCTGCATCTAGTTATGCCAATTCATCTTATAGTCAAGCAAACACAGCCACAACTAATGCTGCTACAGCTGATGGTAAAGCTGTAACAGCTGGATCATATGCTAATGCTGCCTTTGCTTTAGCTAATACCTCAGATAGTAAAGCAGTAACAGCAGGTAACTATGCTAATTCAGCTTATGGTCAAGCTAATACAGCAACTACCAATGCTACTACTGCTGACTCTAAAGCTTTAACGGCAGGTGATTACGCTAACTCATCCTATACTCAAGCTAATACTGCTACAACAAATGCATCTACAGCTGATGGTAAAGCTGTAACAGCTGGTAACTATGCTAATAGTGCTTATGGTCAAGCTAATACTGCTACGACTAATGCTGCAACTGCTGATGGTAAAGCTGTAACAGCAGGATCTTATGCTAATGGAGCTTATACTCAAGCTAATACCGCAACTACTAATGCTGCTACAGCTGATGGTAAAGCAGTAACAGCTGGTAACTATGCTAATAGTGCTTTTGCTGCTGCGAATACTGCTACAACAAATGCATCTACAGCTGATTCTAAAGCTGTTGATGCTGGTAACTATGCTAACTCTGCATTTAGTGTTGCTAATACGTCAGACAGTAAAGCAGTAACATCTGGATCATATGCTAATTCAGCTTACACGCAAGCAAATACAGCAACTACCGATGCTGCTACTGCTGACAGTAAAGCAGTAACAGCTGGTAACTATGCTAATTCAGCTTATACTCAAGCTAATACAGCAACTACCAATGCTACTACTGCTGATCAAAAGGCCACAAGTGCTGGATCATATGCTAATTCAGCTTATGGTCAAGCTAATACTGCTACAACAAATGCATCTACCGCTGATGGTAAGGCTGTAACAGCTGGTAACTATGCTAACTCGGCATTTGGTTCAGCTAATACTGCCGACAGTAAAGCAGTAACATCTGGATCATATGCTAATTCGGCATTTGGTGTAGCAAATACCGCAGATAGTAAAGCTGTAACAGCTGGATCATATGCTAATTCATCATTCACTACCGCTAACACTGTAACATCAGCGAGTTTGTATGCTAATGGTGCTTTTGCTTCTGCAAACACTCGACTAGCTACAGCTGGTGGTACAATTTCTGGTGATTTAACAGTAACAGGATTCACCACTTTACAAGAAGTAACAGAAGTTTTAAGTACATTAACTGGTGCTACAGGAACAGTAACTCATAACTTAACTGATGGTTCTGTTTTTTATCACACAAGTGCTGCAGCAAACTTTACTGCGAATTTTACAAATGTACCAACCACAACAAGTCGATCTATTACAGTTACGATTGTTATAGTACAAGGTGCAACAGGATATATACCAAATGCCGTACAAATAGATGGCGCAGCACAAACAATTAATTGGGCTGGCGGTGCAGCACCCACACCAACAGCAAACAAAACTGAATTTTATTCATTTAATTTATTAAGAATAGGATCTGCATGGTCTGTATTTGGTTCTGAGATTACATTTGGTTAAATATGCCTAGATTATCTTCGATAAACACATTCGTTTTAAATTCTGTAATTGGTTCGGTAGCAACTGATCCAGAGCAAGCTAATTATCAAGGTGCCACTATGGTCTTTGTTTTACAAGGATCCGCACCAACAGGATGGGTTAAAGACACTTCAGATACCGATTATACTTTACGATGTGTTACAGGATCAGTATCAAGTGGAGGATCATCAGGATTTTCTTCCGTTATGTCATCTAAATCTTTAACAGGTAGTCTATCGGTAACTGGAACTGTAGGAGGAACATCACTTACATCTAGTATGATACCCTCCCACAACCACGGACCTTATCCTGCTGCAGCAACTGTTGCTGCCAGCACAACTTCTCCTGTAATACCAGGACCATCAATAGCCAGAACAGTATCTAACAATTTTACACCTGGTGTGGTAAATCCAGGTGGTGTTAATCCTGGAGTTACAGCAACTGCTCATGATCATCCGTTAAATCCAGCAACAAGTCCTGTAACCTTCACCACAGTAAATTTAGCTATTAAATATGTGGATTCAATTTTAGCAACAAGGACTTAATATGGCATTAGTTATAGAATCAGGATCAAGAACAATAATGAAAATGACCACTCCACCAACGGGATGGACAAAAGATACTACATATGATAATTATGCACTAAGAGTAACTACCGGTTCTGTTATTAATAGAACTACAGGAGAGTCTTTTTCTACAGTTTTTAAAAATTATAATAGCATTGGTGTACCGGCACCTGGACTTTCTTATTCTGCTGTAAACGCCACTGTGATAGACGATGCGGCAATGACAACGCATAATCACACTACCATAACACACCCATCCGCATTGTTAACTAGACGAGGTGGTGCAGGTAATACGAACGTAGCTCGTACCCCAGCGGGAGCACCAGTTACTTTTAGTAATAACCCTGGTGGTGGAGGATCACATACTCATCCAATTGGAACTGTAGCCGTTACTGGTTCAATTAATCAGAGTGGAGTTAATTCAGAAATAAATTTGAATATAAAATATGTTGACACTATTATAGCGGTTAGGAGTTAATCGTGGCTATTTTTGATTCTGGAACAACAACAATTTTTCATCAAACATCCGCACCCACTGGTTGGACGAAAGAAACTGTGAATTATAATAATCACGCACTTCGAGTAGTAAATGGATCGTCTTTGAGTTCTGGAGGTACTGTCGATTTCACAACAGGTTTTAATACTACATCATATATTTTTTCATCGGTTGCTGTTCCTTATACAGTAGGTAACCATACCTTAACTGGAGCTCAGTTACCATATCACCTTCATGCTGTTGCGCCATCAACAAATAGATTTGCTATTGGAACTGCTACCACACCCACAAATGCTACATCTCCAATAACTCCTGCTGTACCCGTTATGACTACTGCCGTACCGGCCGGTGGGCCGATAGGCGCATCAGTAGGTAGTTCAGGAGCGCACAATCACTCAATTACAATTACCGCTAGTGGTAATGTTTTTGGTCCAAATTCTACAATAGGTGTAAATTATATTGATGTTATTATTGCTTCTTTAAACTAATTCATATATAATAGTATATTCGTTTTTAACCGAAAGGCAATTTTTATGATTCAAACACATAAATTAGTAGTAATTCCTGTTGATGGTATTGTCGTTACAGACCAAGAAGGTTTATCAGAGTTAGACTTATCTCAATGTGGAATACCAGATAATATACATGCATTACAATGGAATAATCCCATTTGGCCAGATAAACAAAATTCCCATCTAAATGGATTGCAATATGGCCAAGGATCTGGTTGGTTAGAATTTAGATCGACCGATCCTAATGAAAATATAACTGAATTACCACAATGGGCTATCAACTGTTATGATGTATGGTTGCAAGCATATAATATAAAACAAGCTGCACTAGCGGCATCAGATGCTGCTGATGAAGCCGCAGCTGCAGCAGAAAACAATTAAATTAAAAAGTGATTATATTATGAATAAATCATTAACTGAAAATAATTATATCTATATTCCCAACTTCATTAGTGAAGCCGCTGCAAAAGTCATGGCTTCCAACTTCAAAAGTCACTGTAAACAAAATGAGGTTCAAGGAGACAATCAAGCTCCAAATTCTTCAGCGGAATATAATTTCATAGACTTTTTAGAAATGCTATGTGATAAAGTACCAACGGTGAGCACAATTATAGGTGAAACCGTTTTACCAACATATAGTTATGCTAGAGTGTATAAAGATGGTAGTGTTTTGGAAAGACATAGGGATAGAGATGCTTGCGAAATAAGTTTAACTGTACATTTAGATGGTGATGAAGATTGGCCAATTTATATTGAAACTCCTGATGGTAATGAAGTTGAATTGATTCTAAAACCAGGTGATGCAATGCTTTATTTGGGATGTGTTGCTGATCATTGGAGAAATCAATTTTTAGGTAAAGAATATGTTCAGGTATTTTTACATTATGTAAGAAGTAGAGGTGATAAAGCTTATACTTATTTTGATAAGAAAAAAGATTCTCCAATCAAAAAAGAAGAAAGTGTGAAACAAGAAAAAACAACACCAGTTAAAATAAACTCCAAAAATAAAATATCAGATTTCATTCAAATTTATGAAGATATTATTCCCTACTCACTATGTGATGAAATTATAAATGAGTATAAGAATGATGATAATTGGTGTCTTGCTGGAGTAGGATACGAGGAAATGAATTTAAATGCTAGAAATGTAAATACAATTCCTATTTCACACGAAAATACAATTTTAAAAAATCCCGAAATAAGAAAACTTTTAGATGATAGACTTTATAAAGTTGCAAATGAGGTCATTAGAAAATATAATGATATTTTCCCACTAAGTCAAATAGAAGAAGATTCTGGATATGATTTATTAAAGTATGAGGTAGGGCAATTTTACCGGCAACATACAGATTCATACAAAAAACATCCTAGAGCAGTGTCTTGTTCTTTCGCACTAAATGATGATTTTGGAGGTGGAGAATTTGCTTTCTTTGATAGAGAGTTGATTTATAATTTAAAGAAAGGATCAGTAATCATGTTCCCTTCAAATTTTATGTATCCACACGAAATCATGCCTGTAATCAAAGGCACTAGATATTCTATTATTACTTGGTTTGTTTAAAGGAGATTATATTATGCAATTAAAACCAGGAACATTTTGTCCTATAATGAAAGAAGAATGTGTACAGTTTAAATGTGCATGGTTTACTAAAGTTGAAGGTTATGATATCAATACAGGTAAGCAAGTTGAAGAATGGAATTGTGCTATGACTTTTATTCCTATGTTACTGATTGAAAATTCAGGAATGTCTCGTCAAACTGGTGCAGCTGTTGAAAGTTTTAGGAATGAGATGGTGAAATCTAATGAAGAAACTCAGAAGATATTCTCCAATATGTTGTCAATGAATCCTGAAAACAATACAAAATTACTTAAGTAAATGTTTTTTTGTAATCTTACAAGAAACCCATTGATTGTAGTAAGATTCATTCAATAGTGCGTGGCGAGAGAATATCTCCCACGTTTCGTAATAAGACAATTCTGATTTAGTTTTACAGAGGTGAAGTATCTCTCTTACGTATTGATCTTCACCATTTTTTTTAACTTCTTCTTGTAGTAATAAATTAGAACCCCAGTATGTCATCCAATCAGACGATACTCGGGTTTTCTTTTTCTTACCTTTAACTTGTGTAGTCTTAGATTTGGTGAAGAATTTTTTACCAATATATTTACGACCACTTTGAGTATGTGTGATTAGATATACAAACCCAAAATGGCCGTCTATATTTTCTTCGGTAAATTCTTCACCTGTATTATGAAAATACCAGGTCATTCGTCATCATCACCAAAATCCTCAGTTTCAATTAAATATTCACCGCAAAATGGACAGTAGTGTGGATCATCTTCACATTTACTTTCATCATATTTAATTGTAAACTCTGAGGAACATGCCCCACAAGTGTGTTTCAACGAAGCCATTATTGACACCAAGATTGTTTGGCTTCACCAAAATATTCCCGAGCGAAACCGTTTTGAATCAACATACTACGGAGACTTTGACCATCTAGAATCATATCACCCAAGACACGACCACCAAATTTATCCCAACCATAGAGTGTGACTTGTCGTTTAATGGACTTTGCAACTAGATTTTTAGTAAACACAGTTGCTGCTTGACCACGTTGATCTTCACTTGGACATTGAGCTCTATGGCCTTTTTCTGGCGTATCTACACCATAGATACGAACTGCTAATTCAGGTTTTAATGGCAAAGGTAAAAAGGGTGCTGCAATCACTACAGTATCACCATCATTTACCCGTACAATTTGTGCATCATACGTTACACCTTTTGCTGTTTTGTCAGCATAAACATTTCCTATACCAGCGAAAGATAATAGACCAATTAAAAGTATTTTTGTTAATTTCATTCTTTCTCCTTAAATATTAAAACTTTCACCACAACCACATCGATTCTTTTCTAAAGAATTTATAAAATCAAAACCTTCATTGAGTCCATTTCTTTTCCAATCTATTTCCATTCCGTTCAGATAAGGAATATGTTTTGGGTCAACAAAAATTTTAACACCGTTAGATTCGTATATAGTATCTGTATCCGATACACTATCAACATATTCTAAGGTATAGGCCAAACCACTGCAACCTGTGGTTCTAACACCAACCTTAATACCTAATCCTTTTCCTCTTTTGTTTAAAGAGTTTAAAGTTTTGCGAGATGCGAGTTCAGTCATTGTGATCATAGATTTCTCCTTCGATCTTTATTTAGACGAAAAAAAAGCCTCTTACGAGGCTTTTAATATAACAAAAAAATTTTAGAAACTTAATTGACTTCTAAACATAATTGCTTTTTCACCATTTACACGACTACCAGAACTACCAACTAATGCATCAAACTTTGTATCTACGTAGTTGAGCATGAAACGTAGATTGTCAGTGCAAAACCAAGTTAGACCGTATGTCATAGCAGTAGCACGATTTGACTTGCCTGTTGCAACGGATACATCACTTGCATCAAACTCACTCATACGTACACCAACCTGCCACGCACCACGACCACCTTTGTCGATTGGATTATTTGGTTTAATCCAACCAAACGCACCATCTTTGTATGCATGTGATTCGCCAGTTAAATTATAAACTGCTTGTACATAGTACCCTTTGATTTCTTGGTCACTACCTGTTGCAGCATCATATTTAAAATTGAACTGTTCGCCTTGAACTTTGAAACCGTTATATGCAAACGCTGCTTCTAATCCTTGGCGTGTTCTTGTAGTAGCACCACTCAATGCGGAACCTGTAAACCAACCAGACTGCATACGAGATTCTGTTCTACCACTGGCTGGTGCAACGCCACTTTTAATTTCACCTGTGCTGTATGCTGCACCCAAGTGTGCAGTGTATGCTTTGCTGCCTGTTAGTTCAGCAATATTAGTTGTTACACGACCAATATAATCAAGTCCATCGAACTCTGCGCTCTTATTGGATTTGCCTCTACTTGCTGCTATAGCATATGTAAGGCCAGGTTTTGGCACACCATGTAACATGAAACCAGTTTCTTTTGCAGGAATAAATTCAGTATCATTCTGACCAATCAAACTACGTTCCATAAAATCTAGATTGTTTGAACTTGTCATTTGTTCAAGACTAAATGGCATCTTGAATAAGCCAAATTGAAATTGCATTTCTGGATTTGCTGCATAGTTTACCCACATCTCATCTGCTGTTGATGATGTAGAACTAAAGCCATCACTTGCACCAAAGTTTGCTAACAATTGATATTTGAAGTCTTTTGCAAATTGTCCACGAACACCAAATCTTGCACGGCGAACTTCGGCTAAGTTTTGATACGAATCCGTGGTTTGGCCGACACCATAATCTGGTGTGTATTGGCGATAGTCCATATGAATTCGACCTGTAAACTGTGCCGTATTGTTTCCATCTTTGCTTTTGAGTCCGATTCCATTTTCTGTGACTGAACCATCGTTTGCTCTTGCTTGTCTGTATTTGACCGAATCACTAACATCTTTGTCGATTCTTTGTTCTGCAAACTTTTTGTTTTCTTCTTTTTCTTCATATGCATTGAGTTTTGATTCATATTCTTTTTGAGTGATTATATTCTTCTCTCTTAGAATATTCAATGTATCTTTATACTCATCAGCATATGCAGGAATTACTGCTGCAAGTGCAACTACGATAGATAATTTTTTAAATAGTTTCATAATTTATCCTTATTTCCAAATTGGGTTGTTGTCAGGACCTTTTAAGTCTTTTTTCCAATTGTCCTGATTTAATTTAATAACTGATTGTGGTAAATGAACATATTCTAGTTCTTCACTCATCTTGGCACCATTCTTCCAACTCCAATCAAAGAATTTCAAAACTGCACGACCTGTCAAACTATCTGCTTGTTGTTTGTGCATGAGAATG